ATCTTGGACTGGTCCGCCATGCAACAAGTCGCCTGCCGATCCATGCTCCGTGATAACGAAGTCTTTTTACTTTTGACGGATAACGGCGACGGCTACCCGATGATTCAGATGGTGGAAAGTCACCGATGCGAAACACCTAACAACATCCGCGATCCTAAAGTGATCGACGGCGTACGCGTCAGCCCACTCGGCCGCCCTCTTTCCTACTATCTCAAAAGCGGTAACGACGGCGATACCTACACCGAAGTCCAAGCCGCCGACGTAATTGTCCTGGCAGAACGCGATCGCCCGGACGAACTCCGTTCACTCTCACGTCTAGTCACCTGCGTAAACCTGTTACAAGATCGCGACGAGATTTTGGACTACACCATGCAAGCCGCCAAACGCTCCGGCCAGATCGGCCTAGCCCTCGAGGGCGATGGCAGTATGGGATTTTTTGGCCCAGAAAGTACCAGCGCTGAAGGAATCACCACCGATGCCGTCATGGGCGGCGGCGCCATCTGGAACCTGCCCGCAGGTCGCAAAATTGTAGAGCTTAAAGATGAACGCCCATCCCAGAACATTATGGATCACATGGACCAGTACCTGCGGGCCGCGGCCGCCGGACTCGGCCTGCCTTACGAGTACATGTGGAAAGCGGATCTGTCCGGCCCATCCCAACGCTTTGTCCTGGCCCAAGCCCAGCGCCGCTTCGATGAAGTCGCCCAAGCCATCATCACCCAGATGATTAGCCGCGTCCGCCTCTGGGCATTGGCGAAAGCAATTAAACGCGGGGACCTTACACCACCTAAAGGAATGACTAAGTGGTGGAACGCCGTTTATCACACACCACAACGCACCACCATCGACGCAGGCCGAGACAGCGCCGCTGACCGGGAGGATCTCAAGCTGGGCATCCGCACCCTCGCCGATATCAGCGCGGAGCGCGGGGACGACTGGCAGGAGATCGTCGACCAAAAGATCGCCGAACAAGTCTACATTAAAAACAAGTGCTTAGAGGCCGGGATCCCCGTCTCTGATATTCAGTTTATTCCTAACAACACATCCGCCCCGGCCGTCGTCGTAAACGATACGCCTCCTGCGATTGCCCCCGCCCAAGATGCCACCGTCACCCCAGCGCTAGAGGCGAGGGAAGTGATCGTGAATCTAACCATGGCCGAGTCGGAGCCTGTGACCATTCCTCAGCCAGTTGCAGAACCCGCACCCGCACCTTCCACAGATGCGTACACCATGCGCGACGATGCCGACTTCACTCTAACTAAGGCGGAGCAGGAAATGATCGTCTCCGCCCTTGGCATCGGTAAGTACCGCCCCAAACCTAAAAAGAAAAAGTAATAGCCCCACTTTGACACGCCATGCGCGGGCATGGCCTCAACAAAGTTATTTCGTAAAGTATCCGTAATCACCGCTGGACCCGCTCTGGGTCATGGCATGGTCATCGATGCCGACACCCTCGATCAAGTTGTCCAGGCAGGGAACGCCGCTGGCCAAGTTAAAGTCCTCAGCGATCACAGCGCCTCGATCTCCAACATCATCGGCTACCTCGAAGGCTTTGCCCTCGACGGCGGCCGCGTCCGCGCCGACCTCGTCCTGTTTGAATCGCACGACGGCTTTTCCTACTTCTCTGAAATCATTAGCACCCTGCCCACGCAGATCGGCTTTTCCATCAGCTTCGCCGGGATCCCCAGGGAAGCACAGGACGGCACCGTCCTGGCCAACGTTTCCCAGCTCTGGTCAGTCGATCTCGTTTTAAATCCCGCGGCCAATCCCACGGGCGTATTTCGCGCTCAGGTTGACAGCGTCCAAACGCTTATGACCGATACAAAAGTTGAACAAGCGCCGGAGATCGTGACCGCGCCCGCCCCAGCGGCTCTGGAAACCAAATTGGCCGAGCCAACCATCAGCGACGTGTTGGCAGTGGTAAACCAGATCTTGTCAAAACTTACTTCCGATGCGGCTCCTGAAATTGAGATGCCCGCCATGAGCGCCAAGCTCTCCGAAGTTGTAGCCGAACCCGCCCCCGCGCCTGTCGCTGAGGTTGTGGTAGAAGCGACACCCGAACTTCCCGCCGTGGCCGAAGTAGCCGTTGAACTGGCCGAGGATCCCAAGATCGTCGCGCTGAACAACGAACTCAGCCGTTTGAAAATTGATCTCGAAGCCAGCCGAGGCACACAACCCCTCGAGATCGTGGCACCCACCCTTTCCCGCGATGAAATCCTCAAGGCTTTCAACGCAGAAAAAAATCCCAGTCGTGCGGCTGTGATTTATCAAAAACTAAACCACCTCGCACGATAACAAAGAAAGCAGGATAGATATATGGCAAACACACTCGCAACGATTAGCAACGGAAAGTTAGTTTCCCAACGGGCGCTCAGCCTCTTGGTGGAGCAATTCCCGTTCCTCACCTCCGCCTACGCGGACTTCTCCGACGCTTCCGCCCGCAAAGGCGATATCGTCACCACCCACTTGATCACTGCGGCCACCGCAATCGCCTACAGCACCACAGCCGGATACGTCGCTGGCGATCGCACTCAGACGGATTGCATCGTGTCGCTGGATAACTTGATCCACTCCACAGTGGCCATCAATGACTCCGAAGCCGCCAGCTCCTCGATCAACTTGATCGAGCGTTTCGCCGCTTCCGCCGCACACGCCCTGGGCAAATCCATGGTGGACACCCTCCTCGGCACCATCAGCGCAGCGTCCTACACCTCCACGATGACCGTGGCGGCAGACGTTCTCAGCTACCGCTCCATTGTCTCAATGGGTGTGGTGCTCGACGGAAACAAAGTGCCCTCAGGCAATCGCTACGCAATCGTCTCGCCTAACAATAAGGCGAGCTTGCTCAACGACAGCTCAATCGTGGCAAATGCCCAAATCCAAGGGGATACGGTGCGCACAGGCTCAGTCGGAATCGTGAACGGCATCGAAGTGTTCTCCTACCCTTCGCTCCCATCCGCAATCAGCAAGGGCTTTGCGGCTCAATCGGAAGCGCTCTTGGTGGCGGGCCGCTTGCCCGAAGTGCCTAGCGATTACCCTGGCGTGATCGAAAACGTAACCGAACCCGTCAGCGGCCTTAGCCTGCAAATGCGGGAATTCTATAACCCCACATTAGGAACGAGGAACCGTTCTTACGTCCTCCTATTCGGATGTGGACGTGGATCGACAGCCTCGCTGGTTCGCTTGGTCTAAGTCACAGATTCATCTGGGTTGCCCAGCGCATCGGGGGGTGCGCTGGGCTTTCCCAACTCAAAAACTATGAAAACCCCCCTTATTTCTTTAGCTTTAATCGTCGGCCCCAACGAAGGGGAGCTCGTCGCCCGTTTAATTAAGTCCTGCGCTGGCCTATGGGACGAAGTCGTCGTCGTCTCCGCTTGCGGTAAAAATGATGCGCAGAGTGTGCGTATTTGCGCTCAGGAGGCTTGTGGCGAGGCTTTAGTCTGGGGCGAGTATCAGAACGCACCCGAGCATGCTGACTGGCCTCATATCGACAATTTCGCCGCTGCCCGCAACATGGCCTTTAACCTAGCCACAGGGAAATACGTCGTCTGGTTTGATGCGGACGACCTGCTGGATCCCGGCCAGGCTAAACTCCACCGCGACGCCGTCCTCGTTCGCGAACAGGCCAAAGAAGGCTGGGAAATTTTAGTCACCAGGTACGACGTTCAAAATAGCGGGATGCGGGATAACCGCAGAGAAAGAATCTTCCGGCGCCAGCCCGACGGCACTCTTCCCGCCATCTGGGAACGGGCCGTGCATGAACGAGTCAAACCCGTCCCTGGCCTTGGCGTCGGCCTAGCCGATCACCTCGTCGTCATCCACGCGCCTAACACCTGTAAGAAAAACTCTAGCGATCGCAACAAACGGATCCTCGGCACCCTCTTACAACATACCGGGATGAATCTTTATTATCTGGCCCAAGAGGGATATCTGCGCGGCCTTTATCAAGAAAGCATCGGCCCCACACTCCTCGGCCTTGAGCATCCAGATCTAGGCGAGACGGAACGCTACCAGCTTTTCTGCATGGCTGGCGTCATGTGCGCGGATCATGTGAAAAAGCGCAAGTACCTCGGCATGGGTATCGCCCGGTGCCCCACCCGTCGCGAAGCCTACGGCCACCTCGCCACCCTCCTCATCGATGAGGGCAACTTCTCCGAAGCCGTCCGCCTGCTTAACATGGTCGAGACGTTACCGCGTCCTCCAGGCGTCATCTGGAATCTTGACGCTAAGTGGTACGGCCACCTGCCCAAGCTACTTATCGAGCAGTGCCTGCGAGCCGTCGGCCAGACCACGGATGCGGATCGCTGCCTACGTGAAAACTTCCGCGGGAACTGGGGCCAGATCACCATCGTTTTTAACGGCCCGTTCCAAGACGCCTTCCGCCTGCAGAAATTCTTTATGGATACCTCGGACAATCCGGCCGCCATCCAGTACCTCTTTATCACCGATCCCGGCACTGAGATCGCGGGCAAACGGATCCACATCGTTAAAGATGCGGAGGAGGCCACCGCCGCAGCTCTCGGCCGGATCCTGCTGTTCGTAAAATGTGATAAGGACACCGCCTGCCCACCCTTGCGCTGGGATGTAGATCTTATTACCCAGGGAACTGTCCCGGCCGCGGCCGTCCGCCTACCCGATCCCGTAGATCGCCCAGGGAAAATAGTCGTCGGCCTTACCACTACCCCCACGCGGATAGGGAAGATCCTGCCCACCATCCAGAGTCTGCTGGCTCAGTCACGCCCAGCCGATCGCATCATCCTTTCCGTCCCAGAAAAACTCGCCCGCACAGGCGAACGCTTTGGGGACATACCCGTCGAGCTACAGGCCCTAGCCGATTGTGGTAAATTAGAAATTAACCGAACCCTAGACCACGGCCCCGCCACTAAGTTTATCGGTGCGATGGCGGCCGAGACGGATGCAACCGCCCAGATCGTCTGGTGCGATGACGATATTCTTTA